AATCCTTGATAGTTAGCTTCCCGTAAATAAGAGTTGACCATTCCTTGGTCAGTCTTATCTAGTTTAACAAACTTATCTGAAAACTCACTAGCTACGTCCAACATCATCTTTTCAAACTTAGCTGTCTGATCTGATACAACAGAAGCAGCTTCTGTAATACGAGGATGGAGCATTGAAGCCGCATCCATAATCCAGCGAGACAGGCTACCAGCACTCTTAGTTACTGTAATACCCATACGGTCAAACAGATTACGCTTAACATCAAGCTTATCTAAATCACCAATATCATTAGCAAAGATTTCCATCTCTGTATCTACACGGATAAGATAGCTACCTTCTTTACCAAGAACATCGTTTAGTTTAACTGGAACATAATCTAAACCTTGTTTCTCAAGAATAGTAATTTCTTCATCCAACACTCCTTGATTACGCAATGCCAATTTAGCCTGATCTAAGGCATCCTCAGCACGAAGGAAAGCACCTTCTGGTGTACCATATGAAGCACTGATAAGAATCTTACCACCATCAGTTTGGAAAGTAGACAGAGCATCATTAATAACCAAACCTTCAACATCAGTAAAATCATTATGAATAACAGCATTAGCAATTTTCTTTTCTCTACTGGAGAAGAAGTTAGCCCCTGAGTTATTAATAGCATCAATAATCTCTTGTGGAACTCCTAAACGCTTACGAAGATTACGTTCAATATCATTTACTTTATCGGTAATAACATTCGTCTCTGTTGCAATTTGAGGAAATACATCACTAACAATTGCATCTTGTTTAGACGTACCATACAAGCCATCCGCAGCCTCATCTCCGGGAGACAACACAACAGCCTCATGAAGATTACGTGCTTGCTCTGGATTTGATTGTTGAATAATTTTAGCAGGAGAGGATGGATTCTCAGTACGAATAACCCCATTCATTTGAATACGGCTAATCAAATCCCCAAGAGGGTCTTTAGCTCCGGGAGTTTCTCCCATGCCTTTAGACAAATCCTTAATCTGCTGGTCAATCATCTGCACGTTCTTCTCTACGTTAGCAGCATCTCGATTAGCATCAATCTGATCTTGCAAGCGTTTACGTGTAGCTTCTACATCTGCATTAGCGAAGGCTGTATCTTTAGTAGCTTTATCTAACGCATCTTTATACTTAAGTTTATTTTCTTTCTGATATTTCTTAGCAAGTGTAGCAATGCTTTCTTTATCAGTAGGTTGAAGCTTCTTATCAAGAACCTTAAGCTCTTCCTTCATCTGACGAATAGCTCCGGGCTCTGCTAGATTGCCTGCTTGTCCTAACATCTCTGCACGCTGTTCTTGAAGCTGATTAATTGCTTTAAGACGAGCAGCGTTTGTGTCAATAGGAGCTGTTGACATCGTTACTGTTGGAGAGCCTACAGGGGCTGCTGGAGCTGTTGTAGCACTGGTAGGGCTAGTAGGGCTAGGGGTAGAAGGAATAGCCGCTGTAGGAGGCGCAGTACCTGCTGCCTTACCTTTCAATACGGCCTTACCTGCTTTAGTTGTATCTCGTAAGAACATACCAACACCAACAGCATCTAGAATTGGAGATACATTATCAATAAACTTTTCTGTAGAACTATATCCACCTTCTTCAAAGATACGAGTCATAATGTCCATTTGGGCAAAATGATTATCTTCACCAAATATTACACCACTAGAGCTTTGAACAGCAGACACAATATCCTTAGCCATCTGTTCACGCTTCTCAGGAGGAACATTAGCTAAGCGTTCCCGCATCTCCATTACGGTAGAGCCAGGAGTTAGATAGGAAACAACTCTATCCCATTTAGAACGAGCTTCTCCACGTACCTCTGCAAGCTTATTACCTACAGCTCCATAACTAGAGGTCATACCAAAAGGCATAACTTGTAACGCAGTAATATCCGTAGTAAGACCAGCTATGCTTTTATCTGGAAGACCAGCAGCATGTCCATTAACAATTGCTTGTACTTTATTACGTGCCCTATAAACTTCTCTAATAGCATCAGCAGAAGACAATCGAGCTGTTTCATTTGCAATTGTTTCACCAGCACTTGCTTTAGACAGAGCATTAGAATGAAGGATCGTAGAAGAATCAGAAAGAAACTGTGAGTTTTTTAATTGCTCCATAGCTGCTTGCTTCTGTGCCAATGGAATATTCTTATCTCCAAGGATACTAATAGCACCCTTCATGTCCATCTTCTGTGTGCTATTAACAATATTGTCTTGAAGCTGTTTAGCAACTTGTTGATTGCCTTCAGTACCTTCTTTAACTAATAGCTGATATAGCTCACTAGTTTTAGCTGGATCGTTAGAAAGAAGAGAAAGAGTAGCTGCACGATTGCGAGTAGAGCTAAGTGGAACTGAAGGAGCTTTATTCTCTGGCCCCATCATCTCTTCTAGTGTAGGAACTGGAGCAACTTCTCCAAGTAATACGTTTAAATTGTTTTCGTTCGTTTGTTCCATATATCCTTATTCTTTCATTACGAAAGCAATTTGAGAAGGGGTAGGATTAAATGCCGATGAGCCACCAGTCATTCCTGAAACTGCCTTACCTGCAGTAGCTCCAAATACACTTCCAGCTAATGAAAATAATTGTCCTGCTTGTTGAGCACTAAACATAGCATCTGATGCTTGTTGATTATACAGGCTAATCTCTTGACCAGCAGCCTTCATAGCTAGGTTAGTACCAATGTTAGTGCCTAGTTGCGTAGAGAGGCCACCAATGGCTCCCATCTCTCCGCTGCTACTTACAGTACCAGTGTTCTGAGAAGCTTGCATTAGACGAGCTCTACGTACTCGTTCTTCTCTAATTTGATTACGACGTTCAGTGGCTGCTTGAGCTGCTTGTACACCCTTCTGTACACTCTGAGCTTTCTGTTGAGCTGCTTGAGCATCCTCTGCAGCATTCTGTTGATTTACATATGAAGCTACTCCGACTGCAGTAGAAGCAACCGCTGCAACTGTTGCGGTAACGGCCATAAGATTCCTTAATAAAAATTATTCATTATAATTGTTCGCTATATACTATTTCTTGAACAGCACATCCTAATCTAGGAAGAATTTTAGCTAATGGAGTATTCTCTTTAGCGTGCCAGAGTAATAGTTTAACTCCTCTTTCTTTTACTGCTTTTTTAGTTTGTTTAATTAATCTAATTCCTAACGGACTATTACGATGAGCTTTATCTATAAATAAAACATCATTATACGCAACAAGTAAATCAGAATAATGAATATGTGTTGTAAGGATATTACAAGAATATCCTACAACCTCATTGTTATAATATGCAAATAATGTTACTAGATTTCCTAATCGTTCTAATTGGATATATTTTTGTTCATCCGGTTTTAATACCATTAGGTTTTTATTTCTAGAAGATTCTTCCCAATGTTCTTTTAAAAGATGAGAAACTTTCTGTAAAGAAAATTCCTCAATCTTAATTTCATATTTAGGTGATTGTATTTGCATTTAGTGTTAAGTTCCATCCGAGGATACGGCAATCTTTTAATGGTTCTGTTTCTAGATATAAAGCGAAAGCCTTACCACGACCTCTCAGTTTATTCTTGCTAATGATTGTTTCATATCCATTATCGTATGTGTCTGCAGAACCTGTAACAAAGCGAGGCTCTCTATAACGATAGGCTTGAAAGAGGTCTCCCCATTTATTAGAATTGACAGAGTTAGACCAATTCCATTGTGAGCGTACTTTACAAGAGGATTGATAGTTAGGAAGAGCTCCTACTACTCCACTCTCAGTACGTCTAAAGTGCATAATCAAATATGGAATTTGTTTATCAATTCCTGAATCACTAGCAACTTGTGAACCAGTAAGTAGGAAAGCTTTAGCATCTACACCAGCAGAATCGTAGCTATACCAATCTAAGAAATTGTTATTATAATAGTAGGAGAACGTAAGTTTCAATGCACCAGATACTGAAACAAGAGTTAAGTATCTTAGGGATTGAATACCTGATTTACGAATATCAGAAGCAATACCAACTTGTTCACCACCTACGTAAACATCCTCTGTACCTGCTGCTACACCAGTAAAAGAGTTACCTGTATTAAAAGATTTAGAAGAGAAAGCACTCATCACTTCAATTGTGTTTCCTGGAGCTTTCTGGATTGTACTTGTATAAAACGCATTCAATACGAGATCAAGAACAAGTTCTCGTGTCTCTGCTAGTGAAGAAAATAATTGATCTGATTTATAAATCCATCTAACTTTCTTAGTAAATGGATCATATGCACCAGTAGCTTTCAATTTAGAAGTGGCTGCAATATTTTCATAGAATGTTTGGATAGTTGAAGTAGTAATACTATTTACTTCGTAATCTCCAGACTGTCCTTTAGCAATAACATAAATACCATCTTCAGACCAGTAGAAAAGTCTACCACCTTCAAGAACTACAGACTCAGGAGCTAATGCACCAAAGATAGAAATCTTACTTACTTTATAGTTTGTCGCTGTAAAACCGTAAGCTGCACCACCAGTAATTGTCCATACCCCATTAGTAGCAAGAACCATTAAGTGTGTTTCTAAATTATACAAACCAATAATACCACGAGCACCTGCTATACGGATAAAGCCACCGTCCGTATCTAGCAAGTCACTGCTCTCTCTTGAGGTGATGTCCCCATCCTGATAACATTTATTAATATCTGTAGGAGAACGTACCAACTTAGAAAAGAATACATGGTCAGAGAGAATAGGGCTTCTTATATCTCCACCAACTACATCACCATTAAAGCCAGCATAGAACACTCTACCAGCAAACGAATTAATACAAGTAGCTCCTCCGGGAGTGCTATCTGTAGGTAGAGAGATTGTAGAAGTTCCTAGTGCTGGATATTTAGTTGAATTATTTGCATAAACTGCAGCTCTAGATGTTCCACGATTAAGAACATCAATAACAAAATAGCCTTTAGGGGCTCGTACAGTGGCGCCAAGGGCTTCAGTAAATAGATTGGTATATACTCGTTCAAAAGGATCAGCACCCGCTGTAACAGCCTGAAACTGTAGCCCTGTCCAAATCACTTCTGAGTTACTAGGATAAACTCCTAGATCATTAAAGTATTGTGTAATTGGATTTACTAAAGTATTTGCTTTATTCTTACGGGGAATACCCCAAGATTGATTAACTAGATTATATCTATGCTGAGCACTGATTGTAGTACCACGATATGAATCATCTGTTTCGTAAGAAGGAGTAGTTGTATTCTGTACACCCCAAACATCTCGTGTTTTTAATGTATCGTAAGTGACACTAAATACAGAAGTCGTATCGTTAAAACTAACTGTAGCAATAGAAGAAATACCAGCAGCTACAACAAGCTTGCCTTCTAATGCTGCAAAAGAATATCGTACTTCTGCAGGAAAAGTTGTAAGAGCAATCGTACCTTTATAACCATCTCTTGTTAAATTATCTTCTTCCATATCGAAGAAGTAAAGAGACTTATTAACCTGAGCTACTAGGAATTCTTGAGTGATAAGACCGTTAATTGAATACCATTTAAAGGTATTAATTGCTGCAGAAGAAACAGTGGAAGTTGTAATACCTGAATCAATTAGAACATTACTTGGTTCAAAATCCATACCAAGCCTACGATCCCGTGTACCATCCCTATTTAATTCAAAATTATCTTCATCTACAGAGGCGTTTACTGGAAAATTAAGCGGGCTTGCTTCAGTAATGAGTCCTTGGATAAACGTATTTATCTCAGCCCTTGTTTCCTTCTTCGTCATTAGTAGTTTCCTTCTTGGGTTTAGAATCTAAATACTTATCAATTTGTTCTTTGGCGTATGTAGGAGTAGTGAAGTGACTATTAAGAACTTCTGGAATCTTTCCACCTTTACCAGTAGTAACAACAATATAGCTAAGTGGAAATTCTTTATGAGGCTTAATTTGATAGCCTTTATATTCTCTAATCATTTACGACCTTTTCTACCATAATCATCATAACGTACACCACCTGCAGTACGCCATGCTTTACGAGACAGCCAGCGTTGCTGACGTCCTACTTTTTGTTCTGCCTTCTGATTAGCCATTTGTTTCAATACAACAAAGGCTGTACTCTTAGCTTCCTCTAGAAGGGCGGGAAAGGCCTCTGCAGTCATCACAGGGATTGCACTGTCCTGATGTACCCATGAGTCATAACAATAGGCTATGAACTGTGTACGAGCCTTCTGGATGGTACTGCCTACTGACACATCATACGAATCAGTAATGATGTATGTATCGTCAAAAGAAGTCCAATAAGAAGGAGCCATGTCTTTACGAATGAGAAGAGAGGTACCGCTATAATCTACAACAGTTTGTGTATTCTCATCGTTACCGTTACGTACAGAGATATAGCGAAGGAAATCATCTGGTTCTTTATATTTTACTTCACCATAAACTACGCTTGTATCTCCACTCTTACGCTTGTCATACTGAAACAGTTCTAGTTCTTTTACGCTTTCAGGAGTAATAATATAGTTTGGTTTAGCAAGCGTACCTACCACATCAAATTGAAGAAGCTTACGTTGATGAGGCCAGTTACGGTTGTTCATCATTTCAAAATAGCTAGTCTTAATAATCTGAGCTACTTGACCAGCTTCTACCGTATCGTCAATGCTATTAACATTGTCTGAATCAAGATCATTGAGAATGTCTTGAACCATTTCCAAAAGAGACATTTTCATATTAGCTCAACTGTCGAAGAAGTTTAAGATTTACAGCAGCATTACTAATCATTACTGTACCTGCAACAGTAGAAGCAATAGCTACTTGTAGATATTGATTTGCTGGAATCTGAATATGTTCCATAATAGTAATTGTATCTCTATGTGCAGCTTTATCTACTTGTGCCTCTATTTTACGTGAACCAAATGTAGAACCGTTAATCAAATAACGAGCAGCTATAATACCAGAGTTAAATGAGAAAGCACTAATACCAAGTGTAATCTCTAAAGAGTAAATACCATTAATAGGAGAGGTGAGTCGATCCGTATTAAAAGTAATACTATCTAGGTTAGAAGCAGCCCAAGGAGCCCCTGTACCTGTTATAATGGCATAATCAGAAGTTGTGTTAAGTGTTGCATCTGAAGCAGCAGCTACAGTAAAAGCTGTAGTGTTATTAGTCATTACCATCGAGCCATACAAATTATCGTATGCAAGAGTAAAGCCTTCAGCACCATCTGTAATAAGTTTTCTTCCTGTCAAACCACCGTCAGTAGTTAGACCAAGAAGATTGTCTGTACCAATACGTTTCCACGTACCAGAACCAGAACCGTTAGATACGTAAACAAGCTTAGCTGCAGCAACGTCTACACCTTTTGGTTCATGAACATTAGCACCCGTAATGTCCTTATGTTGAATCGTCATAACAATCCTTGAAATAAAAAAAAGGGATGAGGTTTTTATGCCTCACCCCTTTAAGAAGTTACTTATTAAGCTTTAGCTTTATTAACAAATTCCAGAACCAAGACTGCTTTACCAACAGCAGACGAGACAACTGGAGATGTACCGCCAAGAGCCAGTGCAACTTTACCAGCAGCAGTAACGCCAGTGGCAGAAGCAACATCCCATGTACCTTCGCCATCAGAAGCTGGAACTTTCGTACCAATTGCTTCCAATTCGGTTTCAGTCAGGATAATGCCGTTAGTGGCAACAGAACCAGTCATGCCGATCAGAACCGTAGGGCTCGTACCAGTCAGAGCAAAGGCTTCGTCAACACGCAGCACTGCACGACGCAACAGGGCGCCTTTAGGAATAACCACTGGAGGCATATAGCCGTCATTGATTGATTGGCCGGTCAGTTGAACCGACACTACCAGATTCGAGCCATCCGAATCCTCAATACCTACAGTACCGCCAGTGTCACGAGCACCGTAGTAATTGCTGACACCCAAGCCAGCTTGATTTTTAAAACCCATGATTTTCTTTCTATTAAGAGTTGACAGCAGAGGTAATCAGGATGCCCAGTGAGTCAACACGTTGCGTACCCATGCCCCAACGCGAAGAGGTAACAAACTCATCACGACGCAGGTCTTTATTACGCTCACCTTCAACTTTAGGCATACGACGCCATGCAGCCATGATTGGCTTGATATTGTCATCAGCAACGTTCATAAACACGTTAGCAACACCGTTGGTCACCGAGGTAGTACCATCGGAGAAAGTACCAGTTTGCAGACGGTTAGAAGTGATGATGTTCCAGCCATACAGGTTCATCAGGAATTGATGGTCACGATCGAAACCGTTTTCCAAAATCTTCTGACCAAATGGGGTGACATCACGAGCCAACGAAACCAGCTTGTCCAGAGTAGCAGCAGCCACTGGATCAATAATAGCGATACGACCAGCCATAGGGACATTAGCTTTGTCAAAGGCCAGCTTCATTTGGATGAAGTGGTTCAGCGACAGAACATTGTTGGTTTCTGCAGATGCGATACGATGGGCAAAGCCATTGACAGCATTAGCAGCAGCATTCACTTGCGAAGTGTTGCACTTACGCAGGAAGCGGGTTTCAAACGTCTCTTGAATAGCACGGGTCGATTCCGAAGAACGAGCCGACATCAGAGCTTCAACTTGAGCGCCATCTTCACGCAGTTCGTCAGTAACATACCAAGCATCGCCAACGTAGTCGGTAATGGTCAGAGTAACTTCGCCTGATTCGATTGGGCTATAGTCGAATGGAACTTCTTCAGCACCGTCTTGAATGGTAACAGTACCAACGGTTTTGATATGGAGGGTGTTGCCCGAACCGAAGTCCGAGACGTTACGGTACATAGTGCCTGGGAGCATACCGTCATGCAAGTTCTGCAGAATGAAGGCAGAATATTGTTCTGCTTCAATAAATGCAGTGGAATTACCACGATTTTGCGACATTTAGATTCCTATTTAAAATATTTATTGTAAATCTTTGGATTTGTAAGATCGTTAATACTCAAACCATTTCTTTGAAGTTCTTCAACCATAGCCTTAGCTCTATCGCTAGCTTGCTTGAGATCATCTTGTGTTGCACCAATTAATGCGGGTTTAGGATTACGTCCGACAAACGATTCTTGTTGTGGCTGAAAAGCCGCAGTATTCATACCGGAACCAGTAGGTGTATTAGCCGCCTTAGGAGCTGCAGGGACACCAGTAATTCCAAACATATTCAATACTGCTTTAGGTTTAGTAGCGGCAAGAGTATTAATCTCTTCTTGGGACATACCGAATTCAGCAGCTTTAGCGTAGAAAGTTTTCTCTGCATCAGCTCCGAGTACAGTCTGGAGAGTAGAAACTACCGTTGATAAATTCTGCTTCTGAAGGGTTTCATTATCCTTCTTAGTCATGGTACGTGCTACTAAATCAGCGATTTGCTCCTCAGTAATTCCAGATGCTGCGGTTGGCAGGTTCTGTTGTTGCTGTTGAGTGAGCTGTGCTACAGAAGATTCTACTTCTTTCAAGCGAGTAACTTCCTCACGCAATCTGTTGATTTCAATTTCCTTATCGCTAAGTTGAGACTTAAGCTGAGGAATAAATTCTTGTGCGTGTTTAAGGCCGTTAAGGGCTTCCAGAGGGTCTTTGTATTTAGGCTCTCCTCGTTCATTTTTAATATCTTTAAGCAGGTCGGTTAAAGCATTATCCACTACTGGAGGTGTACTCGGGCTAGGAGTACTTGTTGGATTTGCCGGGTTAGGCGTATTGTTTGGATCAAAAATACTTGTCGGGTCTGACATGCGTATTATATTCTTTCTAATTTGTTTAAGGAGTACATAAGTATTTCTAGTATAACGCTAGAAATATTAGTATTAAATACTCTCTCTTTATTTCTATATTGAAACAGAGAGTAATTATTCGATTCTTCGAATCATATACTAGAGATACTTAAGAGATACTCTTATCTACTCGAAATTTAGACTTTATTCGACATATTAATTTGAAATAAGTGAAATAACCTCTGAAAGAGCTCTTTCATATCCTCTAGCGTCAGCTTGTTGGTATGCCCAGTTAGCTTTCTCATAGCCATCCTCACTACGTGATTTCTTTACAGAACTGTCTTGCTTTTCTTCAAGAAGCTTAGAAAGACGCTCTCGTAACAGAGCGCCTCCTACAAAATCTTGTTTAAGCTGGACTATTTGTTCTGCGTTTAAGCCTTTAGTCCAGACTGTTTTCATGGTGCTTGAACTGGAGCTGTAGCTTCCATTTGTAAATCCTCTTGCGCTTGATTAGATAGGCGCATAGTTTCTTGTTGTTCAAATACTGCTACGTTAGGAGAGAACAATTGATAACGCTCAAGATTAAGAACATCCTCAACAAGCTTAGACAAACTCTTAGCACTAAGATGTGGAGAGATTTGAGCCCACAATTGAGTATTAGCAAGGCTACTCAGATTCTGTACAAGCTGTGCTTGAGCAGCAAAATGTCTAGCGCCTACAGGACGAAGCTTACCAGAAGCAGTAATATCGTCTTTAGTAATCGTCATAAAGATTTGAGCACCAATATCATCATCAATTACTCGAATAACATCTGTGTTATCTAGATTACGCTTAGCTGTTTCCAACATAGCGTTCAATGCTTTCTCAAGAATCTCAATTTCAAATACAGTGATTTTCTCTTGAAAGATACGTCCTGCAGCAGTAGCAAGCTGTTGTACTTCAAAAGCTGTCTTCTCACCAGCAGTACGAATGCCCATAGCCTCTCTAGGAGCTCCTGCATACATCTCCATACGCTGTTCTAATACCGCTATAGCATTATCGGATTGAATGACCCACTGAGCGTTCCTACCGAGTTCTGTGACACTACCGTTCTCATCAATATGAATCTCTTCACCCGGCTTGTAACTAAACTCTTCTACTTCACCAGCAATAACCAATGGAGGCAGTACAGCCAAGTCCATAGCATCTGCTTTCAGATTCTCTAGATGGTCAATACGATATTGCATACCCACCAAGTTGTCTAGAGGCCCCATAGCCCAGAGATTATCTGGACGGGTACGCCAGCCTGTATGGTAGATTGGAGCGTGTCCAAGCCAGCTAGGGATAGCGTCATTACGGATTACCCACATACGATCTACTACAGTGATTACACGACCACGGGAGACAGTGGAAGAGTCTTCTGAATAGATGTCACCATAGAACTCTAGAAACTCTACATAGTTGCTTGAGAGATAGTCTTGATAACTACCAAAGCCATCTACCAACAAGCCTTCTTGTTTATCAGACTCTTCAATACCATAGGCATTCATATGCTTACGGAATACGTCACGTTTAGCCAAAGCATCTTTGAGATACATATTATCTGGCTCATCTTCAGCCATCATATACAATTCACTCAGGTTACGGAGACTACGTACAATCTTAAATGAATCTTTAAAGGTGCTTGCCATTGGATTAAATACAATATCCAAAGGGCTAATACGACGAATCTTAGGGCCAATAAAATCAGGAATCTTACGTCCATTATCATCAAGGCGATAGGAGGCCTCAAAATCGACCGTAGCGAAGACATTACCATAGTCGATGTAGTCATATAGCAGCTTGCTGCATTCGCTCCTAAAATGGCCTTCTCGTGTCTTGTTGGACATATACGATTCAATAGCAGATACTTTCTGCTTAGTTGCATCTTCTACACTGTAAGCTTCCCACTTCAACCAATCGTCATTAGGAAAAAGAGCAGAAATATAGTTGGAATGTAAATTGTCACGAATCTGACAAAGCTTTGGCAAAGTAGTACTATTCTTCCAAGGAAGGGATTTATTAGTAGTTGTAGTTGTATCTGTAGCAAAAATATAATTACGAAGTTCTTTCCATTGAGTAATCTTTTCATGACGGTTGGTATTATACGTATGCCAAGTAAATGAAATATATTTAGCAAGACTATCTCGCCCAAACATACTTCCAATCTCTAGACCTTTTTTAGCCATCTGTTTCCTTATTATCTAAACTTCACACCGCCAAAGCGGGACTCGAAGCGTATTACATTATTATCTCGATCATCCGAAGAGCGAGTACGTTTAGGTTTCACTGCAATTTCTACCGCAGAAGCAAGAGCATCTTTAATATCGTCATGTGCTGGACGAGCAAGAATAAGCTCTTCTTCAAGCACATCAATATATCCACCTTTAAAATGCCAGACAGAAAGATTTTCATAACGATGTTCTAGAGCTGCAGCAATACGCTCTGCTTTAGTTCCTTCATTACGTGTAGGCCTAAACTCGTCAATAGACAGCCTTAAACCCTCTTCTCGCATCTTATCTTTTAAATCCCTTACAATCACTGCTTGCGCTACAGTAACCTCTGCACGGAGCTTTTTAAATTCCCATTTAGAATGTAAAGAAGCAATACGATTAAAATACTCGCCAATTTTCTCACTCTTAAAATGATCTATATCTAAGATATAAATATAACCTTCTTCATCAATTCCAATAACTACAATAGCTGTGCTATCGCTTTTACGACTTAAGCTAAATGCAAAGTCAATGGAGGCATATACATTAAGTTTCTTATTCTTAAAATACCAATCACCGCCTTGTTGCTTTAAAAACTTCTTATCGTAATACTGAAATCTATCTCTATTAATACGATTGGAACCCGGATCATTTGGATTATTATAATACTGTGCATGAAACTGTACCCTATCTACGTATTGAGCACGAATCTTAGAGAGCACTTGAGCATCAAATCCAAAGAACTTTTTATCTGAACGCATAGACTTAGGCCATAGGAATACACCATCAACTTCTACTGCATATTCTTTAATCTCCCAAACCTTAATCCTATCTACAATTTCACCTTCTTCATTATAAATATCGTATTCTTGTGAACGCCATGTATTATAAATATCAGAAGGATGGTAACGAGTACCACAAGCCATTGTAAAACCACCAGCATTTAAAATAGAAGTAAATTGAGAAGCTTTCTTTTCTACGCTTTCTCGACCATCTTCTGTATAAGCATTCTCGGGAACAACCAAGTCATCAGGAATAAGAATATCAGCGTGCCAACCAGTCGTATTAGTAGTAAGACCAGCAGTAGAGATAGTTGCGTCACGAATGCCTTCAGTTTTCCTACGAGGATGGTCAATAGAAATTGCATCTTGTGTCCATTTTTCTCGTTTACCTTCTTGTGGATGTACATATTCAGGGAAGTAACGAGTAAAAGAAGCAGAAGTAAGAATGTTCTTAATAGCGTAAAGCTGAGTAATAGACAGCCCTGCTGTAGCAGACACATAGAGCATTGTTACTTCTGGATGCTTAGTAATAATCCATGCGGCCCATGTAGCCACCATGTGACTCTTTAAATGACCACGTGGCAACATAACAAGCTTATTACTTACTTGAATTGAACCTTGACCGAATAGAGAATACTCTTCCATCCATTTATAAATCTCTTTATGAATTTCTCCATAAACATATCCGGGATTAACCAAACGAGCGAAGAAGTAGAGGTCTTGCATTGCGGTATCACGAATTTGTTTTGCTTCTTCTGGCATCTTCTCCAGTTTACGTTTTGCTTCAATTAACCATTGGTCTTCCATTTATTCCCTTACTTAATCAGCCGTATTACATCTGCTTCATATTCATCAGAGATACCAGCTTGTATTTTCTTTTCTCGTTCAACCTCAGCCTTTGTAGGCCGTCCAGCTCCACGAGTTGACCATCCCCTATCAGCCAGCCACTTAGCAGCTTGGTAGTTGCCCTCTTGAGCTGCAAACATTGCACTCTTAACTCCACGGGAGCGAAGCTTAACTTCCAGCTCATCCCGCCATTCATCAATGTAACGACGAATTAGTTTATTCTCACAGAG